GAATTACCCGGTCAAGATGCCTATGATCTAGAACATCATTTAATTAAAATGAATCAACATCTTAAATACAATGGACCTCAGCTTCTTTATGACACAAAAACAACTGAAATGTTTAGGTATGAAATTTTGCCACGTCGTAGGGAAAAAATAGAGCAATTAATAGAGTACATATCAGATGTTGGAGTGGAATAATGGATATAGATCTATCATCCTTCTCTAGGCAAGACAAGCTAAAAATGCTTAAGAAGCTTGAGATACGTGATTTAATGCTTTTATTTGCCAGCAAATATCATAGAGACAACAAAGGGCATAAATTAGTTTTTGACGATAGATTTCGTCACATGGAAGAAGCGTATAATTTACATCCTTTATATGACTTTGTCGTGCAAGAAGCATCGACCCAAATTGGAAAATCTTTGAATATCGTACAGTATTGTCTAGCTGCGTCAGTGGCTGGACTACAAGTTATGGTAATCCTGCCCACAAAAAAATTCAAGGATGCATACTATCAAGAAAAATTTGCGAGTGCAATTGCTATGTCTCCAGAGTATCGGGCATATAAAAAAGATAGTGTTGCGAACTCAAATGACCTGATGCAATTCGGTAGAGGAATGATCAAATTTGTATCTGCAAATGTTACTGCCGATATGGGCTCTAGCTTCGCGGCAGACTCCATAGTAATCGACGAATATGACCAAATTTGTTCGAAAGGACTTGAAAATTTGCCTTTGGCGTTTGGCAGAATGGATGCGTCCCCTTACAAATTCGTCAGAATTATTTCAAATTCTAAAAATGGTGAAACCCATAAATATATCCAAAAGTCTGATAAAAGGGTCAGGATGGCTCCTTGCAATGTTTGTAATGAGTATTCCGAACTAGATTTCTTTAAGACGGTAGTTAAAAGAGAATACGATGCAGAAGATAATGTTATCAATGTCAAGCTAAGAGACGAGACATGGTATCCTGGTTGTAAGAGAGACATTCTAGTTAAATGCCCCTGTGAGGGCTGTGACGGTGATTTAGAGAGATTATCAGAAGATTGCTATTGGCAACCAACGGCGTTCAGCGAAGAAGACATTGTTGGCTACACTAAACCGTCTATGATCAGCGGCCTTGTCAGGATATCCAAATTATGGCAAGAATACAAAGAAGCCATGGATGATCCAGCCAGAATGGCTGCATTTTACTTTAGGCGATTGGCCGTTCCATTTGAATCAGTTGGCAATAAAGTGTCCGAATCAGGGATTAAAAAATGCTGTATGGACAAAGATTTTACTTTCCAGATCAAGAGTGTAGACAAAGCTGGCGAGTGTTACGATTTACATGATTTGACTTTGGAAAATAGAAATAAGTCTGAGTTTGATCAGACTAAATGTGTCATGGGCGTTGATGTTAGCCCCACCCACTTAGATATATGTGTTGCTTCTGTAGAAAAAAATGGGCTTAAACTACAATACGTAGCCAAGATGGACCCAGTTGAAAAGCATAATTTATTAGGGTTGATCACGAGATACAACATCAAGGTAGGCGTTATAGATATTGGCCCAGAGAGATTGTACGCGAATTGGCTCCAAGACGCTACTGAAATACCAGTTTGGAAATGCAAATACCAAGGTGCCGGTGATGATAGAGACGCCAAAGAGAATTGGGATGACTTCATATATACCGTGGATAGGACAGAAGCATTAGATGAGGCAAATGGCCTTATTAAGACAAAGCAATTGCTAATCCCAACTAATTTTGAATTAATATTAGAGGGATCTTGGAAAGAAGAATTGTTAGCCCTATCCAGAAAAATGTCTGAGGATAAAAAAGGCAAATCAAAGGTTTATTGGGACGGATCAAACAATGATCACAGTTTCCACTCATTGGCATACATGAATATCGCTTACAAATTACTATCTAGTTCAAAAGAATTAGATTTAGACGACATATACATAGGATAAAAAATGGACGAAATTAGACAAGAAGACATCCTTGACGGTGACTTAGATCTTCAAGTATTTTATATTGATGAAGAAGAAGTTAAGTTAAAGGAGGAAGATAGGCAGGAAACTCTAGATTACTTCAAAAAGCTACTCAGTATCGAGAAATCTCTGACTCAAGGTGGAGAAGATGAAGACCTATCTAGATACTCGAAGTCATTATCTGACCGATCACCTGGATCTCGTCAAGGTACTGAGGAATTAGAGACTGGATTCTTGGAGACATTATTCGGTCGGGTTGCGTTGCTTCCATATAATCCAGATGAATTTTCATGTTTACTTGAAATTAATTCCACTCACAAATCCGCTTGTCAGGTTAAATCAAGGGATTCTGTAGGTAGACAATATAAAATCAAACCAAAATATCCTATTCGCCAAAATGAAGATCCTAGTTCCGACCATAGGAATTTCATCACCCAAGATGAATTTTCTGAAGATTGTAATAAGATTGAGGATTTCTTAGAGAATTGTAATAAGCAATTAACCTTCCAAGAGCTTTGTTATTTAGTCGCTTACGACAGGGAAGCAATTGGATGGTCGGCATTTGAGGTTATACGTAATTTAGATGGTGTAGTTTGCCAATTAAAGCGAATACCTGGAAAACGCCTCCGTGTACTAGAGGATTTTGAGGGTTTTCTAGAAATTCGAAATAGTAGAAATGCGCTTAGTTCAACGGGTATTTACACTTATTATCAGCCTTTTGGTGAAAAAATTAAGGTTAGAGAATTCGATATCCCTAGAGGCCTCCCCGGATTTGATGAAAATAACTTCGTACTTGTTGATTACGACCCGAATAGGCATGGCCCGTTGTCGCGTAGTCAAAATGAGGACATTGTTTTCAATTTGGTTAGCAGCAAAACTGGGTTGAATTTGGAATTCACTGGTGAAAACTTCATGCAACGTGCTGCGAATGAAGTGATTTTCCTCCCAAAAGTCCACCCAAATACTATTCACTATGGTTATTCAGATATTGTAGATAGCTTAAAAGCTGTTAAAACGATATTTAATATTGATGAATACCTAGATCAATTCTTCAGAAACAATTGTGTTCCTAGATACGTGGTCTGTATCGAAGGCGCCCGAGTTTCAAAGGATTACCAACAGAAGATAGCCGATTACTTCAAGAAAAATATCCGAGGTAAAAATGGTCAGACGATGGTTTTATCAGTCGCTAATCAAGGTGGCAAACCAATTAAAATCAGGTTTGAGCAATTAGACGCTGGCGTCACAGAGGCAGATTTTCAGGAAACCCGTAAAGCCTACCGCCAAGACATCATCACATCTCATGGTGTCCCTTCCGCATTACTCAATATTACCGAAACAGCTAGTTTAGGTTCGGGGCGTGGAACTGCCCAATCTGAGCAATATAAAGATAGATTTGTTGTCCCAAATCAAATATTTTGGGCATCTAAGATAAATAATCTGTTTAAATACGGCCTTGGTGTCACAAATGCCTTAATTGAATTTGATCCGCTAGATGTTAGAGATGCGTTTTTTGTTGCCCAAGCAATGAATTTGCTACTACAATCCGGTGTATTAACAATTAACGAAGCTAGAGGAGAGCTAGGTCTTGGCCCAGTCGAAGGGGGAGACAAGGCGTTTATTAGAGCTAGAGAAGGTGGCGTGATTGCTGTCGAAGACATAGATCCATTGAGGGATATGTTAAGTAGCCAACAAACCCCGGAGGATATTGATTTGTCTGATGTTTCTTAAAGTGTACACATGAAAAACACTTGGAAAATAAGAAAATTTCAATAATTATCAATAACGTATCTATAATTAAGTAGATACGTTATTTTTATTTGTATTGACGGACTTTTATGTACTTACAATTAATCAAAAATCAATCAGAATTTTCCTCAACATCCAATGGACAGGTCCGCATAATTAAAGGATTCGCTTCCACGACTGGATTTGAGAGTACTGATAGATCTGGAGAGTACGTAAAAGACCCATTTCAATTCGATTTGGTAACGTTTAAAAATTCACCGCAGTTACTTTTAGACCACGATTATATTAAGACTCCAGAAGGTAATTCAGTTGCCGCTGGTAAAGTAACTAAGGCTATTCCATCCTATATTAAGGGTGAAGATCCTACAAATTCGGAAAATTGGGTAGTCTATTCTCTATCTACAGATGAATTTGTATCTACATGGCCAAAAGAGAAATCTGCAACACTAGGTGTTGGCAGTCAAGGCCTGTTTGTCGTGGCAGAGGTAAATAATCCATTTGCCGTTGAATTAGTAGATAAAGGTGAATTAGGTGCTTTCTCATGGATGGGATACGCCTCCGCAGAGGAAGTAGGAGATAGAACTGTAATCAAAACAGTAGATTTAATAGAAATCTCTATGGTCCACACCCAATGCGAGAAGTCTTCTACATTTATTTTGGTCGATCAGGATGATCCAACTAATAAATTAGATATTGATTTCACTGACTGCGAAATCTGCTCTTTAGCGTTTATGAAGTCGAATCAATCCCTTGAAGACGTTAAAAAATACACAAAACAATTTAACTTAAGCGGCACTCTATCAGAAAATGAAGATAAAATCTTCTTCAATATAGTAGATGACCGATTAGATAGAACGCGAATGTTCAAATATTGCGGCCAAGGTTATGAAATCTTAGCGGCACCAAAAAAGAAGAAAATCGAGATACCGACTGTCGGTGATCTGAAAACAACACCAATTATGGAGAGAGTAATGGATAGCCAAAACGGTTCCCAAGACACTCAGGATTCACCGATCGATCTAGTAGCTATCGATAAAGCCACTGTTGAGCGGTTAATCCCGAATTTTAAAATCGAATTTAACAAGACCGCAGTATTAGAGACAGAAGAAGGCGAAGGACTACAAGTCAATCTCCATGTCGGTGAAGCTGTAGCGTTGGATGCTGAAACCACTGAAACAGATTCTGCTGAGACCGAAGAAACTACTTTAGATAGCCCAATTGAAGCTTCTACAGGGTCAGTAGGAGATAACCCAGACGCCTCTGCCGAGACAGCTCCAACCCAAACTGAAACTACCGAAGCTAATACAGAAACCCAGCCTGCTAAAACTGATACAGGCGTTAGTTCTGATCAAATGCTAGAAGTGGCTACTGCTGTCGCCGATCTTGCTGATCAAGTTAAGGCTAATTCAGAAGCGATCAAGCAGGGTTTAGAATCGGTTAAATCTACTGTGCTTGGTGAAGTTAATAAACAATTGGCTGAGTACCAAAAAACCGAAGTTGCTAAAAATCAGCAAGAGAGCATCAAAAAAGTAATGGATCGCCTAGCCGGTATCAAACCTTCTAGCCAATCCCAACCAGAACTAAAACAAAAGTCACTTCCTACACAAAGCCAAGCAGATTCAATTGCCGCTGGAAGTATCGATATTTTTTCAGTAGGAGTTAACTAATGAGTTTTACCGTAAATCGAGATTTAGCTGCTGCTGATCCAGCAATTTTATCTGGTGTAAAAGACATTAAGCAACGTTCCATCGAGCGAACCAGCGAACTTCGAAAGAAGTCTTGCCATGCTGGTGGAACAGAAGAAATCAACTTTCTAACAAATGCAAACCTTGAAAAGGCCCGTGTTGTTGAAGAAATCGTTGTTCTCCTTAAAGATACTTCCGCACTTCTGAGTGCTGTATCTAGCATGAGCAAAACTTGTTCTGGTAAAATTCCGCGATTGGACCAGATCAAAATTGCTTCACGAGGTGCCTGCGTAGGTGTTTGCGATGACAACGGTTTAGATATCGTTGATTCATACATTCCTTATGATCTTATTAAGTACACTGCTGGATTCCTAGTCCCAACAGACTTCATGGAATGTAATGAGCTTGGTGAGCCTCAACGAGTTACTTCCATCATGGAAGCAATGATGCTTACTACTATCCGTAACGATATGGAACTAGCTTTCATTTACGGTGACGAGCGATTGCCTGTGGGTGCTGGAAGACCTGACTCTAACAACCTTTTAGGCGTCAATGACGGTATCCTTAAGACGGTTGCAGAATGTGCTCCAACTAACCAGATCATCGACGCTGAAGGTGCCGGTCTCTCACCAGCACTTTATATGGCAGCACGATCAAGTGTACCCGCACGATATCGTCCTCTAATCAATAACTGGCGATTCATCCAAGGCCCTGGTGCAAGCGACTGGTATACTCAGTATCTTGCTAATCTAGGCGGAACAGATGCGTCTGATAACGCCCTTCGAAATGGTGAAACGGCACGAATCTGGGGTAATCAACTTTTCGAAGTACCTACATGGCAAGAGTGTCATGATTATGATGATAATGGTACAAATGTTGAAGTTACTAACATTCTGTTCTGTAACCCTATGAATCTAATGTACATTCAAGGACGCTCAATGAACATGATGAGTGAATACGATATGCGTTGTGATAAAACACGATACAAAACGTATTGGACTCAAGATGCTATTGTAATGGAACCAGAAGCTACTGTTCTTATTAAGAACGTTAGAGTCTGTGGTGGTATTCCTTACGCTGGTTGCGTAAAAGCTGCAAATGGCCCTTGTACCTCAAACCCAGCAGCCTAATACCAATTTCTAACCTCATTTTGGGGAGTTTTAGGATGAAGTATAAATAGATGCCTTCTTTTGTTTAGTTTCTAACTTAACGAAAGAAGGTGACCGAATCTCTTATGTAATGTAAGTAAGTAATAAGCCATTTTCATAAATGGCTTATTACGTATACCAAATGCTATCACTATACCCTGAAAAATCTGCCTTAAATAATTTTGGGGGCGGATATTCATCTAACTCACCATTTTAAACTAAATATCGGAGACACTTTGGATACTTCATTTGAATTTTCACCCCAGAATCCTCCTCCTGTAATAAACGCTATTAATATCATCAAAGGAGATGCGTATGACGGACAAAGTCACCCCAGATTAACCTGGGGCGCATCTGATGATTCTGTCGATGGTGAGACCTGTGTATTAACTCTACGTGATGTTAATGATAACTCAACCGATCCTCCAGTATTGCAAGTCACTAGCATTGGCAGTAATGAATTTATTAGTTTTTCTCTGCCTTCATCTTTAACTAATAGCATTCCAGTGATTGGACGGCAAACCACCTATAATTATGATGTTGAGGTCCAGTTTAACACCGATAGTTTCAGAACAATCGCTAGAGGAACTATTTCTGTGTCCCTAGGGGAAACCCGTAGGTAGTAAAATATTCTAATATCTAAAAAATTAAAAGATTTTTAGGTTTTTGAGGCCATTTTTACTCTATACTATAGTAGAGAGATAAATTAAACTTGATAAGGTAAAATTATGAATTCTAAGGTAAATTTACTACCAATTATCCTAGGGATCGGGACAGTCGTATTACTATGGACAATTCTTTACGAATCTGCGTTTGTCTACTCGTTTT